TACCGTCTTCAGGGAATATATCAGTATTATCACCTACACCATCACCATCAGTATCAACGGATTCAGTACCATCATTAGGGAATATATCAGAATTATCACCTACACCATCACCATCAGTATCAACGGTTTCAGTACCATCATTAGGGAATATATCAGAATTATCACCTACACCATCACCATCAGTGTCAACGGATTCAGTACCATCATTAGGGAATGCATCGTCTACATCCGGCACTCCATCTCCATCAGTATCAACAGTATTAGGATCAACAGGCTCAGTTGTAACATTAGGATCGTTTACGTCAAAGTCTAATGCGTTAGGTATACCATCACCATCTGAGTCGTATTCTCCAAAAATATTAGTTATATCTATTGGGTCTTCAGATTGTTGTATAAGCTCGTTAATTTGTTCTTCGGTTAAGTTTACTCCAGTAGATAGGGCGTAGGCTTCTATTTCTTCTTGTGTTAACTGTCTAGGGTCTACGTAACCATATACAGCAGCATCAATAGCATCATCGCCGTAGGAGTTACCAATAAAAGCACTCCAATCTTCTTCTGAAGCAATATAACCTGTCTCAAAAAAAGCAGACTGGGCTTCTAGTGGGCTTGTGTACTGACCGTCATACACATGGTTCATAAGTGTTGCAAACGAATTAGGGAACTCTTCTGGAGTTAATCCCGCAGCGGCGAATATATCTCTTATAGTACTTTCTGATAACTTAGGAGTGCCATCAGGGTTTGTTAAAGTTAAGGCGTTGTTAATTGCAGGGTTAAAGTTAGCTAACGCATTAGCCGTCATATCTCCGCCGGGGATATTAACGCTTCCTCCAGAACTAACATAGTCACTCATCCAGTCAGTGCCGTTTGCATTGCCCTCTCCAAAACTCGGCATCTCTATCCCAAGATTAGCTAAGGCAGACGCAATTCCCATAGCACCCGATGTAGTAGTCCCAAGTAATCCCTCTAGCAAAGCATCGCCTGTAACTTCTCTAGCGATGTTAATGCTAGGATCAATTTGTTTTAGTAAAATGTTTTTGTATAAAGATATTCCTCCGCCCTCTGCGGCTTCCCCTCCAGTTTCTCCTGCTATAGCACTAAACCATTCTTTTATTGGTTTACCAGTTTTAGCAGCCCATTTTCTAGCTCTTTCAGCAAACGACTCACCTAGCTCTTTAACTGCATCAGCTTTTTTGCCAAATAATCCTTTTAATACTTTTTGGTCGAATGCATTACCAAATATCATAGTAGAAGCTAATGCGGCTGCGCCACCCGCTAAACCTACTTTTTGTGCTATGTTTGCAGCAACTGTGCTACGCCGTAAATCTCCATCATTAGCGTTTAGTTTTTCTAACGTGTAATCTTTAGCGGCTTGTTTGTACTGTTCTTCGGTCATAGCGCCATTTTGCACTAGTAAGCCATTCGCTTTAATGAACGCTTTATACTCCGCAGAATCTCGTATAGCTAGAGTTTCAACCTTTTCTTGGGCGGCCATAGCACCGTTATAGGCTTCTGAAGCACTGCCGCCTATTGCTTCGGCTGCATCTAAAGCTAAAGACCCCCCTACAGTAGCCCAGCCTCCTGCTTTTTCTATTTGTGCTAGGGTATCGGCTGTAATGTCTGCTACATCTACTCTGCGGCCAAGAGCAGAACTAGTTTTTAAAACGCCTTTAGCAGCTAATCCAATTTTACTAGCTACAAAAAAACTAAATGCTTCTTCCCCTAACTCAGTTACTGCTTCAAAAGAAGTAGCGAAAGGAGCTTCTTTAAGACCCCCAAAAAACTCAGATACCCCATTTAAAACAGAGTTATAAGTATTAGCACTGTCATTCCTACTTTCAACAGTATTCGCTAGTAACTCATCTCTTCTCTCAGCGGTTAAGCTGCCGTTATCTACGGCAGTATCTAAAGAAAGTTTTAATGCTTTATAACTAGAACTATTTATTGTTTCTTCTTTAGTTTTTTGTTCTAGATATTCTTTGTCTTCAAACTTAGCTTGAAACTCTTGTAACTTTGTAGCGGAATCTTTAAGGCTTTGGGGGCTAGCTTCATCTGACATACCTAAAAGATACCTAGATACTTCCGCTAACTTTGTGTTCTCGGGGTGAGTTTCCCCCATTGTAAACACGCCATTCATTTGGTTAAGTATATTTCCGCCAGTTGCTAGTATTGCCGCTACAGCAAACTGATCTGCTTCTATTAAAAAGTCTCCGTAAGCAGTGCCTTCAAATATCGACTCTCCTGCTTTAGCTACTTGCATTTCAATTAGAAACTTAGCTCCATCGTAAACTGCCTCTCCAATTACCTCCATTATGCTAGGATCAACGTCAGGGTCTGTTATGTCTACGGCAAAGGCTTCAGGGTCTTCTTCTCTGTAAATAGTCAGTAATTGATCAAGAGTATCAGCAAACTCTATAGTGCTACCATCAAGTCCCGCAAACGTACCATCGTCGTTTGAAGCAAACGCCCCTTCAGGTATAACTATACCTGCCTCAGACATTTTAGTAGAAAGACTAAGTATGCATCCTTGTTGTACAGCAGCGGCGTTAGCGCCTCCTTGCCCCACTGCTACTGAACCTATCTTAATAATATCGCCTATAGACAAAAACTCATCGTCAATACTAATACCTTCTGCGGCAGCGGCGGCAGCGTTAGTGCCGTAAACAAGATTAATGTCCTGCATCCACTGAGGTACACTACCCATTGAGAACTTACCACCAAAGATCTCTGCAACCGTAGTTGGTATAACAGGGTTAGCGGCTTGAATAAGATTACCAGCGCTGTCATAAGTAGCAGCGGTACCAAACTCAGTATTAACATAGTCTATTGCTACAGGAACAACTCGAAGCCAATCAGCAGCGTGTAATGTTTCTCCTGTAGCTCCCTTTATTGCGGTATATGCGGCACCTACTTGAGGATAAAATATAGACACTACAGCTATAATAGGGTCTAACCAATCAGGAAATAGGCTCATGTCTTGGTCAAAGTCGTCAGTCCGCCCCCCAGCTACACTGTTGCCTATGCGTTGGTAAAACTGATTAACGTCTAAAGGGTTGTCGCTTTTAGGGTAAAACTGAGGCGTTCTTAAATCTAGTTCAATATCTACTTCAGACGAACCAGAAGTATCTAGGTATAACTTATCGTTTATGTCTACGTATTTCATCGCCTCTGGATTTTCTACAGGATCGTAGTTAGCGTTAACTTCTTGAACAAACAAACCTTCATACTGTTCTTTAGTTATAGCCCCAGAGTTCTGTAACCCATGCAGGTAAGATAATTTGTCTTGTAGAGGTAAGAAGTTATACATCTCTGAAAAAGAATCAGGGTCTTCTTGTCTAGCTTTTTCTAAGTCTAAATTAAACTCTTGGTACTTTTCTAAACTAAACTCGGCATTGATTGTGTCGAATACTACCTGTGGCCCTTCGACAGCAGCGGGGGAAACGTCATTGCCTTTATTATATGGCATGTCTTCCCACTCAGCGTGGGGTGTACCTGCTAGGGTATTTAATTCCGCAAATACTTTATCTGGGTCTACACCAAGAGCTAGTGATTTTTTAGCACTTGCCCAAGTATCCGCTTTTCTAAAGGTTGATTCGTCACCTGCAAAGACGCTTTGCATACCTTCAAAGTACTTATTTAGTATTTCTTTTTTCTCAGGAGTAAACCAGCTTTGTTCAGCTAAACTTTCACCATTAAGACTATAAGTTTCGAGGTCTACTAAATAGCTTGTATCTTCTAAAACAGTGTTAATATCAAAAGCATCGCCGCCCGAAGCTATAGATTCATTTAATGCATCCCAATCAATGTCTCCTACTCCGGCATCCCAACCGCCGCCACCTGTAGCATTTAAAGTTGCAAGTAAATTAGCAAAGTCTTCTCCGTAGCTCTCTTGGATAGAGTCGATAGGCAGGGTAATATTACCCGCTGACGCATTCTGAGAAGGCATTGCATATTTGTAGGCTTTATAGGATGTTGGAAACCACTCAGGTGTAGCTAACGGCCCCATCCCAAGAAAGGTTTGACCGGGATACCGTTGCAGAGAATACTCATCAGACCATCGGTCACGAGATACTGAAGACTGCCACTCTTTAAAAGATTCTAGTTGAGATAGAGGAGGCGTTACATACCCAAAACCGTCATCATCCCCAAGAAAACTCCAGTAGTCATCTTCATCAGAACTACCACTACTTTCATTAGAAGGGTTTACATCAAAGGGGTCTATATCAGGGTCTTTACTACCGTCGTCATCCCCAGTATCTGAATCATCCCAAGGGGCTTTTTTTTGCCCTTTAAGAACAGGAGTTTTACCCTGATCCCAGAACTTATCTGTCCCTAATGTTTCTCCGTCGGCGCCAACTAACTGATACTGCCCATCTCCATCAGGATCAACATAAGTACCAGCTACGTAAGTAGTATCACGTGAATCGTCCCAAGGATCTTTAGGTTTAGGTTTGGGATTACGTTCCGGGGCATTTTTTATTGGCATTTTACGTAACCTCTAAAATACTAGCTACAACATGCAATCTGTTAGCAGTAGCCGCAGTGACTTTTAATATCTCAGTAGGTTGTATTACTAGGGGGGCAGTCAGTAGTTCTACGGTGCCGTTAGCGCCAATAGCTTTTGTTTTAAATAGACTGTATACCGTACTACCGTTAGTTATAGTAGCAGTAAGTGTATCTGCATTGCCCGTGTCTTCCGATACTAATATAGACTTAACTATACCTGTGGTGTAAGTAGCCGCAGTGTACAACGTAGTTACATCAGTAGTAGTTAAATCTACTTTTGCATTTATGTAAGTATTAGCCATTAGCTCATAAACCAAGTAATAGCTTCAGCTTGCCTATTAAGCGAGCCGTTGCGTAGAGCATTGTCTATCTGGTTAAAATAGATACGTAGTATTTTGTTAAACTCTTCAAAGTCCTGCGCAATATACTCTTTTGGAGGGTATGGCAACGCGGGCGCACGGAAAGGCACATCATATTTAGTTCTGTCTACAGCCATTATCGTCTACCATCAGGTCGCATATCAATTCGTGGAGAACCTAACTGCCAAGTAACACCTTCAGCACTAGATTCTATTTTCATAGCCATTTGTCTACCCCGTACGCGGGTATATACCTCTCCTGTATACTTCTCTACAGGTGTTGTAGCTGTTCTAGTAATAGCAGCACTGTTTGATCCCCCTTCAGACAACGGGTCGTTATATCCTGAACCAGAGTTAGCTAACGGTAACAAAGATATAGTAGCAGCAGGAGAACTTACCGTAGACCCGTCAAAGGTAATATCAGGCATTAACCGCCAAATAAACATAAACTGGTGCCCATCATCAAGATCAAACTGAGCAGACTCTATATAAGCAGCTATAGGGGCTGTAGTAGCTGTCTCATTGTCGTCAACGCCTTCTTCATGGTCAACTAGATTAAAAGTGTAAGTTGCCGCTAGAGGGTTGTTTCTAAGTCCAGAATCTAACCATGCAGAACGAGACATATTGCCATAGTACCAGACATCTTCTAAGTAGTTATACACTACATATTTGTTTGCTACAGTAGAACTACTAGAGCAGTAAAACCACCACACTTCATGGTAGGACTCTATCGTGCCAGCAAATACCTGTGGGTACTGAGTAGTATTAAAATCGTTGAATATAAACTTACGTAAGTCACATCGTAAAGGTTTAGTACGTCCATCGTACATATAGAACTTATCTCTACCCATCCAATAGGCTATTCCGTTTGCATAGGCTACAGCATTTTGTGATGCTATAGATGTGTTCTCACCTACTAACTGTGCAGTCCAAACCGCAGGTGCGCCTACATACTGTAACGCATACAGAGCAGAATCTGTCCATACTAGTACTTCCTGACGCGATTGCTTTGCGGCAATAATGTTAGTTCCGTTGGACAGTATCAAATCACCTGATTGATTAGTTGCGGAAGGTGTCCAGTTTGTAGCGTCTTCTTGGTCTGACCAGCGTATAAGCATAGTATTTAACGAAGCTGACCCTAACTCATTACACCCAAAACAGAAAACAAACCTGCTTATGTCAGATACTAGCGTTAAGTTTTGGATAGTAGGTACGTTAGATGCCCCTACTACAGAGGACAAAGCTACACCGCGAACAGATAGACTGTTTGTTGCAGAGGCATCCCAGTAGAATAGCGTGCCTCCCCTAGGGCCAAATATAAGGTCTTCACCAAAGTTAGCTTGGCTCCACTGACGTACTTCTTCTACTGACTCAGCGCCTATACCCCATGTTCCAGAACCCCAAGAAGATGCGCCCCAACCAACTAAAGGAATAGCGAACGCAGGGCCAACATTTATCTGGTATTCCGCAGTGACTGTGCCTCCACCTGTAGCCGCCGATGTAGCATTTGAGCTAGCAGTAATAGTGTAAGAAGTCGCACTAGAAAGGTCTACAACTTGGAACTCACCATCTATAGTCAGTCCACCTACAGCAGAAGCATTACTAAAAGTAACAAAGTCACCTACTATATACCCTCCAGTAGCGTCTGTAACAGTAACAGTAGCAGAGCCAGAAACAGTGGTAAACGGGTTAGTGAGCGTTGCCGCTGCCTTACGTAAAGGAGTTATGTCGTAGTAACCACCACCGTTCTCAATATAAAACTTGAGGTTAGTGCCTAGCCCTACTAGATTCTGACTGCCTAGGGTTACCCAGTTCCAAATAGAACGACAGACACCCTGAAACACACTTTGAGATATACGCTGCCACCCACCAATCTTTTCCGGCGTGCCTTGGCGAAACCGTATTTTATCGCACTCGTACCAACCGCCTTCACTGGTATACCTAGTGTTTTCGCGGTTAACTCCTGATTTCAACTCTAATTTTTTGAGTGGCATATTTTGTGTAGCCTGTATCTAGTAACACCAACACATCGCTGGAGTTTTACGAGTATCAACATGCACAAACGTTTTAGCAACCCCAACTGACATACCCATAGCTGAAGCATGTTTAACAATTGCTAAACGCTGTGCGCCTCCAGAGACTTTAATGTCAGCGGCAATGCCGGATGCATGGGTTCCGGGAGTACTTTTACGGGCTTCTAGGCTGTGAGTTTTACTGCGAAACCCGCTAGTAATCATAAACGGAAAGCCACAAGCCGCTCGTAGGTGGTCTAGTGCTTTTATAAACTCTACGTCCATCTCGTTTTCGCCTGTTTCTTGGCAATCAAAATCTGTAAGTTTAAAGTATTTAAAGTCAGTCATTTTTCTCTCGCTACTGAATTTTTCTTTTCGTACGAACGCATGGCTCCCATACCCAACAT